CTATCTGGACTGAAAGCAGTTAAGATTACTGGTGCTACTGCAAACTTCTCTGTTGACGAAAAAATTACACAAACCGTAACTGGTGGTACTGCAGAAGGTACAGTTGTTTCTTGGACACTTGATAGTGGTTCAACAACTGCTGGTGTTCTTAAGTATATCCAAACAAATGATGCTCACACAGATCAAGGTGTTGTAAGAGCTTTTGAAAGTAATGGATCTAACGCTATTAGTGGCGAAAGTTCTGCTGCTTCAGGTACTGTAAATACAAGTTATGGTAGTGCACTTCTAGGTGTTACATTCTCAAGTGGTCTTGCTACTCCTGAGATTGAGAACAACTCTGGAAACGTAATATACGTTGAAAACAGAAGACTGATTACTCGTGCTCCTGATCAAATTGAAGACATTAAGTTAGTTATTGAGTTCTAACACCCTCGCATCTCTGCTAAATACTCCTGAGAGAATACTAGTATAACTGGTGGAGTAGAGATGCCTCAGAAGACCAACCTGAATGTAAGCCCTTATTACGAGGATTTTGATGCGAATAAGAATTTTTATAAAATTCTATTTCGTCCAGGATACTCTATTCAAACAAGAGAGTTAACACAATTACAATCTATTCTACAGAACCAAGTAGAAAGTTTTGGTAAGTATGCCTTTAAACAAGGTGAACTTGTCATACCTGGTGAAGTAGGATTAAATACGAAATTAGATTACGTCAAACTATCTTCTGTTTCAGAAGTAGCAGTCAGTGATGGAACTGATATAGTTTATAAAAAGTATGACATTTCTCAGCTAGTTGGTCAGCAGTTGAAAGGTTTAACTTCTGGCGTTCTTGGATCTGTATTATCTACAAAATTAGCAACAGAAAGTTCTGCTGATACACTATTTGTTAGTTATATTAATAGTGGTAATTCAAATACCGAACCAACTTTTAGACAAGGTGAAACTTTAGAAGTTGTTGATGGTGTCAATACTCCATTACTTGTGGTAGGTACAGACGGTAGTGTACTTCCTACAAGTATTAAAGTAACTAATCCTGATACTGGAGAAGTAACTTCTCTTGAAAGTTCTGCAATGGGATATGGTTCTGCTGTTAAAGTAGAAGAAGGTATATACTTTGTCAATGGATACTTTGTTCGTAATGATGAAGCACTTCTTGTTATTGATGAATATTATGATAAACCATCTTCAAAAGTTGGATTTACTATAAAAGAGGAGATTGTAACTCCTGAAGCAGAATCAACTTTATATGATAATTCAATTGGTTCAGCAAACTATACAGCACCTGGAGCTCACAGACTTAAGATATCTCTTGAGTTAAAAGAATTTGCTCTTGATGCAATTACAGATAAGAATTTTATTCAACTCCTAACAGTTTCAAGAGGAGTAATTCAAAGAAAGATAGAATCTACAGATTTTAGTGTATTAGAACAAACTCTTGCTCGTAGAACATTTGATGAGTCTGGAGATTATGTTGTAGATAATTTTGATGTTGATGTAAGAGAGTGGGCACAGAAAGATGGTAATAGAGGTCTTTATGGTGCTGACATATTTGATCTTTATAATGGATATACTGCTAGTGAAGCTTCCAGAAAGATGGTTGCTAGTATAGGAACAGGTAAGGCATATATTAAAGGTTATGAGATTGTCAATAAAGAGACTAAGTATCTTGAAATTAATAAAGCAAGAGAAAGTCTTTCTAGTGACAATGTAAATTTAAAAAGTAAAGGTCTACCAACATTCAATATTACTAATGTTTATGGTAGTGTTCCTTTAAACAAAGAAGGATCTGATCTTACTGCATACCCTGATGTATTTCTATATTCATCTTTTAATGATGGTTCTGTTGGATTGAATAATACTGAAAATCCAGCAGATCATAGACAAACTGTTAATAGAAGAGGTACAAACTTTAGTATTGATGATGGTATAAAAACAATCACTTTACAGATTACAAATCCATCAACACTTATTGGTTCTATAACAGATGCTACATTCCAAAGTCAATTTGGAACTCTTTATTATGTCAAGACTAGAAGTGAGTCAGGTGCAGCAACTGCAGTTGGATCATTTAAAACTCTTTCATTTGCAACGATTAATAAACCACTCATCAATGCTTCTTCATCTGTTCAATTCTTAGAATTAACAGTATATGGTAAGAAAAATGAATTGGAGCTATTACTTCTTGAATATGATGCAAGTGATGCTGAATTTTTCAGAAAAATTTATCTTTCAGAAGAAGATGCTAATGCAGGTGCAGATCCTTGGGGTCATATTGTAGATTATCAAAATACAATCACTCCTATTATTGGTAAAGTAAAACCAAGCAATTTCTTCTTACAACAAAGAGGATCTGGTTTTAGTTCAGATTCTGATATTATTCTTTCAAAAGGTCGTTTAGGACAAGGTACTGCTGCATATAATACCACGTTTGGATTTTCTTATTTTGATCCACAATTCTTTACTAGAATTATTTTAGAATCTGTTCCAAGTGGTACCAATGCTTATGATGAAGGTATGTATGTAACTGGACTCAGTAGTAATGCATATGGTGTTGTTGAAGGATCTTCTAGTGGTTTATATTCCACAAATCAAATATTATTTGTAAAAACTCTTTCTGGTAAGTTTAAATCTGGAGAAACTCTTAGAGATGAAGATGGGAACACAGTAAGAATTGCTACTGATAATACTCTTTCTCACTTTGTTGTTCAAAATAGAGGATTAGGATACGCAGATGGAGTATCATTATTAATTAATGGAACTGAGTTTGATGCTTCTAAGATTGAGCTTAATAAGTCTACTGATGGTAAAATATATTCAGCAACAGTTATTAACAGACGTGCAGTAGATGTAAAATATGCACAACCTCCTGCTGTAACAGTAAAACAACCTGATGGTGCTGCAACTCCAAGTTCTGCATCTGCTGTAGTTCCTGTATTGTTTAGTAATAGTGTAACTACATACACACCGCAAAATGTTAAATCAATTGGTTGTGCTTATGGATCTGGAAATGCAAATACCTTCTCTGCAGATGTTGTTGTAGATAGTCAAGTATTCTCAGAAATTAAAAGTGTAACAAATTATACATTCTTTGGTTCACAAGGATCTAGTTTTATTGAATCTACTAGTTTTAGTGCTGATGCTTCTATTTTGGTACAGCAAGGAGATTTAATTCAATTCTCTGATGGTTCAAATAACTTAGTTCGTGTAATTGTACAATATGCTACTAAACAAGAAGGTTCTTCTAAGAGTAGAATATATTTTGACACAGCATTACCAGGAGATGTAACTAATACAAGCATTGTTCGTTTACGTCCAAAGCTACAAAATACAAATTCTGGAAGTCTTGTATATCCAACAGGAAGTAAGCAAATATCAAAAGTTTCTGCTGGTGGAGATGATACAAAGATTAAGTATTACTTCCGTAGAGATTTTGTAACTACTGCTTCATCTGGTGGTGGTATGGTTACGTTTGCTGCTCAGTTACCATTTGGTACACAAAGATTTGCAGCATTTACTGAAGGTAATTTTATAGTTACTGTACTTGATCCAGGCGATGCCCCTGATATTATAGAGGGTGATATTGTTTATATTGATAGTAATGCAGTAGAAATTACTTCTTCTACTGATACTGCAAGTGGTCTTACATCTGGTAGTATTAGTTTACAGTTACCATCAAATTATTTTGGAACTGTTCCATCTAATGGAACATTCCCTAAACTTAAATTGACTGCAACTCTTGAAGTTGAAAATGCAAAACCAAGATTAAAAACTGCAATTAAAAATAAGAGACTTGTTATATCATCTGCAGGTGATCGTGTAGTTCCATTTAGAGGAACTGATTATGATACTGAGGTTGTAGAAACTCTATCTTATTCTGATGCATATAAACTTAGATATGTTTATGAGGGTACTGCAAGTCAACCACCAACTGTAGATACAGCTGGGAATCTAATTTCAGGAACAGACGTTACTAACAACTATACTTTTGATAATGGACAAAGAGATACGATTTATGATGTATCTCGTATTGTTTTAAAACCAGGTTTTGATACTGCTTCTGGTCAATTACTTATTGCTTTTGATTATTTTGAGCAATCACAAGGAGATTTTGTTACTATTGATAGTTACTTACATGATGCAGGTGTACCAGAAGATGAAATTCCATCATTTAATTCTTCAGTTCATGGTAATTTAGAACTTAAAAATGTTATTGACTTTAGACCTAAGGTTGATACTGATGCAATTATTCCAGGTTTCTTAGATAAGTCTACTTTAGAAGTAACTACTGGATCATTTGCTGGTGCTGGTGCAGTGATTTCTAGCACTCCAGCTCCAGATAACAATCTAGAATATACATTCTCATTCAGTCAGGTTCAATACTTGGATCGTATTGATGGAATATTCTTAGATAAGAAAGGAAGTTTCTTAGTTAAAGAAGGTAATTCTTCACTCAATCCATCAAAACCAGATCCTATTGATGATGCTGTTGCACTTTTCTATGCATATATTCCAGCATTTACAAAGACAAGCAAAGATGTACGGATAACACCAGTTGACAATCGTCGTTATACGATGAAGGATATTGGTAAGTTAGAAAAACGTATTGAGCGTCTTGAGTATTATACAACTCTTAGCATCCTAGAACAACAAGCTCTTAACATGCAAGTTAAGGATGAAATTGGATTGGATAGATTTAAGTCAGGATTCTTTGTAGATAATTTTGAAGCACATAAAGTTGGTAATCTTTCTTCATTGGATTACAGATGTGCTATTGATAGTCAACAATCTGTATTACGTCCTCAATCAAAAGAAGATTCTATAACACTAACTGAAGTTAATGTTAGAGAGGATCAAAGATCAGTTTCTGGATATAAGAAATCTGGTGACATGGTAACTCTTCCATATACACATCTATCTTTACTTGGAAATGATTTTGCATCTAAGACATTAAATCCAAATCCATTTGTTGTTCTTCAGTATGTTGGAGATGGTGAAGTATCTCCTTCTGTTGATCATTGGTATGATCAAAGTGAGGAACCACTAGTTGTTGATACAAATACTGATTTGTTTAGCATTTTCTTAGCAAAGGATAATGTAAAAGAAAGTTTCTCAAGTCTTTATAATTCATTTGTTGTTAACTGGGTTGGAACTTCAACATCGTTTACAGCAATCAATTCTCTTGGATTAGTAAACACACAAGAAGCTATTACTTCTGTTGCTAGTGCTTCTGTAGGTAGTTCTTCTAATATTAGTCCACAAAATAATGAAATAGGTAAAGGTATTCAAACTAAGAGTGTTGGAGATAGTTTAGTTTCTACATCACTTTCATTCTTTGCTAGAAGTGTTCCTGTAAAGTTTGTTATTAAAAGAATGAAACCCAATACTAAGATTTACACATTCTTAGAGGGTAGAAATATTGGTCGTTGGATTAATCCAGATCTTAGATTTACTGGAATTGCTGGTAACTCACCTTCAGCATTTAATGGTGATATAGTTACTGATGAATATGGTAATGCTAGTGGTATTGTTATACTACCAGCTGGTCATCCACCACTTGAAAATACTACATGGACTGGTGATATTAATACAATTGGATATGATACTAGTGCAGAAGAAGTTTCTGTAACATCTGGAGTTTTAACATTTAGATTTACATCAAGTGAAACTAACGAAAGTAAAGAACTAGTTGATAGTTATACAGAAATTAAATATTATGCTACTGGTCTTCTTCCAGAAAATCCAGTAAGTATTGTATCTACAAAACCATCTTACTTTAAATCAAATGAGGGTGTTCAGTTAATTGAAAGTAATACTGATAATCCTGTAAGACCTAATCCTCTTGCACAAACATTTAAAGTAGAAAATTTAGATGGTGGATGTTTTGTAACTGGTTTAGATCTTTACTTTAGTAAGAAGAGCACTAACATCCCAGTTAAAGCATATATTACTAATGTAGATTCTGAAAAACCAGGTAAGAATGTTGTTCCTGGTAGTGAAAAAGTATTATCACCAAATACTTTCATTAGATGTTTTGCTAGTGGTAATTTATCAATCTATAAAAATGAAAATGTAACTGGTGCTTCTTCTGCATCTTCTGGACCTATACTAAAAGTATTTGATAAGAATAATGTAGAATTAGTTGCTACTGCATCTGGTAAGTATAGTCTTACTAATGAACAAGTATATACTATTGTATTGAGTAATCATAATGGAAGATCATTTAAAGCTAATGAAGATTTAATTGTTCCTTCTATAACCACAGATAATGCATTAAATGGAACAAGTCTTGTTCTATCAATAGCAAAAGATAGTGGTAAAGTTTCTGGTCTTAAAGTAACTAATACAGGACAGAATTATGATAGTGCTATTTTAACTATTGAAAGTCCTCAACTTCCAGGTGGATCCACTGCAACAGCTTCTATAGAAGTATCTGGTGGACAAATTTATAATGCTGAGATTAGTTTGAGTGGTATTGGATATACAGAAGCACCATCAGTTGTTGTTAAAGGGGTTGGTAACGGTGCTGGAGGGTGCGAAATTCAAACTTATATAGAAATAGATACCCCTGCAGTTAGAATGGGTGTAGCAACCGATGCTGGTGAAGTTACAAACTCTACTACACCATCACATTTTGGTTTTAACTTCCCAGTTTATCTACAGAATGATACAGAATATGCATTAGTTGTAGAAACAGATTCAACTGATTATGAATTATGGGTTTCTAGATTGTCTGAGGTTGATATTGCAACTAGTACGGTTATTACAACTCAACCATCTTTAGGTTCGGTATACCGTTCCCAGAATACCGAAAGTTGGACAGAAGATAATTTTGAAGATCTTAAGTTTAAATTATATCGTGCAGAATTTGACATTACTAAACCAGCTGAATTAGTTCTTAAGAACGATAGTGTTGGTTACGAACTTTTAGATGTAAATCCATTAGAAACTAATGCAAGTTCTTCTTCTGCTTCACAATCAAAATTATTTAAAAACAATAATGCAATATTGAAAGTTAATCATAGAGATCATGGATTTGAAGATAGTGGAAAATCTTATGTATTCTATAGAACTGCTACATCAACAGGTGGTATTACTGCATCTACTATTAACAGTAATCTATTCCAGATAACCAATTCTGGTGTTGATACTTATAACATCAATTCTCCATCTGCTGCAGCTGGAAACTCTGTTGGTGGTGGAAGTATGGTATACGCAAGTCATAATAGAAAATTTGAGACTTTATATCCTCAAATACATTATCTAACATTTACTGGTACAACATTAGATACTAATGTTAAAACTACAAACATAGTTCCTGTTGATTCTTCAACATTGAATTATAATTCATATTCACAAACTGATTATGAAAAAACATTCTTAAATGAACCACACTACTTTACAAATCAAAAGATAGTTGCTTCTGATATTAATGAAACTCTCAATAGTATTGCTGGTTCATTAATGTATAAGATGTCTATCTCATCTACTTCGTCTCATTTGAGTCCAATTGTTGATCTCTCAAGTGCAACTGTTAAAACAGTTACTAACAGAGTAGAAAATCCAGTTGGTACTGAAACTAGATTTGGTAGAAAAGATCAAATTATTGAGTTCTATCCAGTATATCAATTCCAACTTGCTGGTAATGGTGGTACTGAAATACAAGCTGATCAAACTATAGTAGGAAAAACATCTAAAACTACAGGAACAATTGCTAGAGTTAATGGTAGTGTTGTTTATGTGAGAGTTAAGACTACACAATTCTTCCAAAAGGGAGAAACAGTTGATCTAGGAAATCAAACTGGTTTAACTGCAGTTACAGTTGATTCAAATCCAATACAAGTCTTTGCACAAATTGATGATGCTTCTACTGTAGTAGCACGTAATCCATCTATTATCCTTGAGACTTATGATAATGTTATCACAGGTAAAACAACTATATGGAATAGTCAAACTCAAGAATTAACTTTAAGAGTTGATACCAAACCTATTAATGATAACTATACAGATGCTATTAATACAAATGTACTATACAATAGAAATGCAGTAAGTGCAGATCAAATTGTTGATATCTTCCGTGTGGGTGACTTTGCCAAGTATCCTAATCAACCAGATGAAGAAGCTAGTTACTTAGAAGTTGGTAAGATAACTTATACAAATGGTGTTGATTTTGTAAAAGAAGATACATCTAAAAATGGTTCTGCTGTTGCTAAGTATGTAACTAAAGAAATTGTAATTAATAACCCTGCAACATCTATAGATGTTCATCTTACATCTGCTGTTAAAGATGTATCAGATATAAAGGTTCTTTATAAGTTAAAGAAAGCATCTAGTCAAGAAAACTTTGAAGATTTGGATTGGACTTTCTTCAATGAAACTGGATTGCCAGATGTTTTAGAATTAGCAACTAGTGAAAATAGTATTTCAAGTGTTGTAGAGAAACAATCTGCATATCAAGATCTTAAATATAGTATTTCTGACTTAGAAGAATTCAGTTCATTTGCTATTAAAATTGTAATGACTAGTGTTGATCCCGCATTTGTTCCTAAGGTTCAGGATATCAGAGCAGTAGCATCTTTCTAGTTCCGCACATGGGTTATTTGAAAGTACAAGGACATGATGGTCTTGTAAGAGACCAAAAGACAGGTGCCATCATCAATTTAGATGATTCTGCTATAGAGGCAAGACGTAAGTCTAAGCACCTAGGTTCCGCATTGGACGACATAAATATGTTGAAGACTGAAGTCTCTGAAATCAAGTCCTTGCTTAGAGAGTTAATAAAAAATGCCAGCAGTAGCAGTACAAAAAACCGACACCTTTGAATCACAAAGAGTCAAAATTAATCAGATCGGTCAACAGATTTTCAGTGTTACTGAAGGTGGATCTGATTTATCAACAGGAAATTTAAAACTTGGTGATGGAACTATTAATGCACCATCGCTTGCTTTTGATAATGACAATCTTTTAGGTCTTTATAGACCATCATCAGGTATACTTGGTTTTGTTAGCTCTGGAAAAAGAGTACAAAATCTTTCAAATCTTAAAGTAGAAGTTCTTCAAGATTTTCAATTAACTCAAAATAGACTCCAAACTGCTGGTATATCAATATTAAATCCAGGTTCTGGATACGAAGCAGGTGATTATTCTGGTATTGCTGTTACAGGAGGTTCTGGTAGAAGTGCAACTGTTAACATAGGTGTTGTTCCATATACTGGAACAATTACTAATCTTGGTTCTGGATATAATCCAGGAACATTTAGTGGTGTTGCATTACAAGGTGGTAATGGTAGTGCAGCAAATATATCTTTTGATATTAATGGTTTATCTGTTGGTACTCTTGCTGGTGGTGCTGGTTATGTTGTTTCTACAACTTTCAATAATGTAAACTTAACTAATGTTAGTGGTAGTGGATCAGGTGCTATAGCAGATATTATTACAGATGCTGGTGGTGCTGTTATTGAGGTTGTATTTACTGCAGAAGGTAGTGGTTATGTAAATGGTGATGTTTTAAGTGCTAATGCTAACTTTGACGGAGTTGGTTCTGGTGGTGGATTTACATGGACATTATCTTCAGACCCAGGTATTATAAGCAATTTTGTATTATCTCAGTATGGTGCTAACTATCAAACTGGAGATGTTCTAACACTCCCAACAGCACAGACAGGTATAACTACAACCCTTAGAGGTGCTGTATCTGGCGTAGCAACTACATTGGCTACTAACACAGCACAAATCACTGTTGCTGATACTACAGGCATACTTGCAGGGATGAGTATCAATCAAGGTGGATCTGATACTGGACAACTTGCTGCTGAATCTAATGTTGCTTCTATTGATAGTGGAACTCAACTTACACTATCAGCAATTCCAACAGTTGCTGGTGCTGCGACATTGGATTTCTCATCTATTGGTTCTTTAGATGAATTTGATGTTGCTGATTCCAGTATTATATTTGTAGGTGATATTGTTACACAAACTGCTGGTAATGGTGTATTAGCAGCAGCATCAACTGTAGTAGCTTCTGCTAATAACATAATTCAAATATCTGCACAACCAACAACAGCAGGTTCTGCAACATTAACTTTTACGCCAGCATTTGGTGATCCAGCAGATGATTTTTCATATACAGTTGGTAACTTAGGTGTTGTAGATAATGTTGCTATAGCAGAAGGTGGTACAGGATATGAAGAAGGAAATTTATTATCAGTAGATCCAGAAGATGTAGTACAACCTATTCAATATAGTGTTATTAAAAAGACTATACTTGAAATAACATTTAGTGGAACAGTTCCTGTAAGTTATGCAGCTGTAGGAGATACTATCACAACAGTACCAACAGAAGGTGCTGCAGCACCTTTTGATGTTATAAGAGTTGATAGTTCTGCTGGAAATATTACTAGAATATTCTTAGATTCTGCACAAGGTTCTGTTGCAGTAGGTACTGTTTTTGAAAATGCTGCAACTACACAAGTTACTGTAGCAACTGTTTCTTCAGGTGAAGATAGATTCTTTGTTAATACTGGTGCTGGTCTAGAAATGACACCAGATTTGACATTGTATGCTGGATCAACATATGAGTTTGATGTTTCAGATCCTTCTATGTTAACTGAGACTCTTGCCTTTACTCAATATAGAGATGGTAAGTATTCTCCTAGTTTGGTTGAAAATCTTACTGCTACTCTTGATGTAACTACAAATCAAGTAAGTGTAACTAATGCCACAGGAATTCTTGTTGGTATGTTAGTCACCTTTACTGGTGGAACTGGACAATTAGTAGCAGGAACAACGGTAACTAATGTAGTTGGTAATACTATTACTTTAAGTAGGAATCCATTAACATCTGGATCTACTACTTTATCATTTGCTGGTGTTGAGTATAACGCTGGAGTTACTAGAACTACTACTTCATTAACTATTAAAATTGAGTCAACAACTCCAACCCTATATTACTATTCACGTGAGAATGTAGACCTTGGTGGTCCTGATAACGCAGAAGCAACAATTACTATAGATCTAAACAACCCTGTAACTTTTGGTTCTGGGTTAAGTATATCTGCAATTTTAATTGATACTTTTGCTGGTATAACTGGCAATATTTTAACTGGAGAATTTACAGCAGTTACACTTGATGCAACTGATGGTGAGTTTGATAGTTTATCAGTACAAGGTACATTATCTGCTAACACTATTTCTAGTTTGAATATTGCTGCTGACTCTATAACTTCAGTATCACCAAACCTTGCTCTTAATGCTACAAACTTAAATTTCAATATATCTGGTTCAATTGATATTGGACCTGGTCAATTAAGTATTGATGGAACTAATGGTAATCTGACAGCACAAGGTATTATAAAGACTGCAGATTCAATAAATGTTAATGATAAACTTTTAATAACTAATGCTGTTATTTCAAGTGGTGCAACAACAGATATTGAACTAACACCAGCAGTTGGTCAAGATGTAAAAATTAATTCTACAAAATCTCTTGTAGTTCCTGTTGGAACTGATCTTCAAAGACCTGCAAGTCCAGTAGCTGGTGCTATTAGATTCAACTCAGATACAAGTCAGTATGAAGGATATGCTTCAAATACTTCTTCTTGGTCATCTCTTGGAGGAGTTAGAGACTTAGATGGTAATACTTATATTCTTGCAGAGGAAACAGTTGGTGCAAATGATAATACATTATATTTCTATAATGATTCTCAGAACACTATAAGAATTACACCGTTCTATCAAGAATTTGTAAACGTAAAGAAAGTAAGATCTGTAAACGTATCTGCTCCAGCATATACTAATTGGAATCCTAATAGTCCAGTAGCTACAGATGATTATGTAAAATATCTTAATAACTTATTTCTTGTTGTTGCAGGAGGTCAAACTGGAACTGACGCTAACCCTCCTACAGATACTACTGGTGGGGACTTTACAAACGGAACAGCAACTCTAAGATATTCTACTACAGCAGTTGCTCCATTAACTTTTGAAGAAATTGAAGAATTTAGAATTGCACCATTAGGTAATACTGATTTAGTAATTAATGGTGATTTAAGACTTAAAAATAATATCATCACAACTGATGTTAATGATTTAACACTATCTCCTCTTGCAGGAAAGAAAATTTTATGTGATATTAAAACTACCTTGGTACTTCCAGTTGGTACTACTGCAGAGAGAGGATCACCTTCTCAAGGTTCTGTTAGGTTTAATACAAGCGATAGTTTATTTGAAGGTTATGACGGAGTTAACTGGGGTTCTCTTGGTGGAGTTAAAGATGTAGATCAGAATACATATATTATTCCTGAAACTGCACCTGGTGCTAATGAGAACATATTGTATTTCTACAATGATGGAAATAATACATTAAGACTTACTGCAACACAATTGGAGTTTGATACAGTTGATACTATAGTATCTACAACTTCAGACGAACTAGAAATAACTGCATCATTAATGACATTTGATACAGCTGCTACAACTCTTGATAATACTTTAGCAGACACTACATTTTTACATTCAGCAAAACAATACTTTGATCTTGGATTATCTTCTGGTTTATATGTTGAACCAGTATTAAGATTAGACAATCAAGGTGATGTTTATTTCAATACTACATTTGGTACTGGAGTATATAATGGTGTTAAAGTATTTGATGGCGACCTTAAAGAATTTGAACTTGCTGATACTAAAATATTAACAGACAAGTTTAATCTTGTTAAAGGAACAAATAATGTTGGTACATCAGTTATATACAATAACAGTTTTGGTCTTGGTGCTAAAACAATTGTTTGTGCAGAGAACCCAACTACAGGTGATTCAGAGTTTATTGAATTTGGACTCTTAGACGATGGTACGGATGTTTGGCATACAGAATATGGTAATATTAGAACAGGACAACAATTATTTGTTCCTACATTTGATATATCTGGAACTAACGATGTTCGTATAACTATTACATTAGGAGATACAGTTGGGGTAACCCAAACTGTTAAAGTTACAATTACCAACAACATTACTAAGAAGTAAAATGCCTAGAATACTACAAAAACTTGATTCCACTGGTGGATTTTCTATTGACAAGACTATTGTCGTAGATGAATTGAGAAATGCAAAAGATTTTAACAGCTTAGAAGTTAAGAACAGACATTTTACAGATAGTAAAATATCTCAAGTTATTTTGAGAGGTATTAATACTGCTGTATTACAATTAGATGATGTTGGTTCACAAATTACCATTGACAGTAATACTATTAATTTTATTACTGGAAACATAATTGCGGTTAATCCATTAGGGACTGTTTTTGCAGGAAAAATAGAAAGTTCCGTACAGTGCGATGGAAATGGAGCAACTAGTATACTTGCTTCAATGATTACTACTATCAGAGATGGTATTCCATCTGGACAAACTTGGGCAATAGAACCACTAGGATCTACAAATCGTTTTAGTTATTCTACCACCAGAGCTGGAACAACAAATGTTATTAAATGGATTGTTTCTACTCAAGTTATCAGTATTGCCTGGGCTTGATGCTAAATATAACTGAGGAATAATTAGGCGGAGCTAGACAGGCACCATGAGTTTTAATATTAATTCTGACAAAGAATTCGTTAGGGGTCAAAAACCAACGTTAATTGGTGACCAAGAACTTACAATTAGGGCGGGAACGGGGTCTGCTGAGAAAGAGATCTTACGAGCTCAATTGGATGAAGCGACTGATTTGCCTCGTGTTGGTATTAATAGAACTGGCGAAAGAGTAAACGTCATAACTATAACTGCTGGTGGTGCTGGTTATACAACTCCTCCTTCCGTAAATATTGGTGCTCCTGACATAGCAGGTGGTCTACAAGCATTAGCATCCGCATTTATTTTTAACGGTCAAGTAGTAAATATTGCTGTTAACAATCCAGGTTCTGGATATAGCACAGCACCAATCGTATCTATTTCTGGTGGAAATGGTGGTGGTGCAACTGCAACATCTGAACTTGATACAGTTGATTTTGAACTTGATATTAATGGTGCTATTAGAACATCAACCTCTATCATTTCAGATACTGCGAGAATTCTGAACCTTGATATTGATAACTTTATTACTCCTGATGCTA